TTACCAATCTCATCCATTACTTCCCAGACGTTGGCGCAGAATTCCTTGTGGGAGGCAGGGTAATTGTAATCTGATTCTTTTTTTGGTCTACGCTCTGAATTAAAAAGCCATTCTGCACCAGCAATAGTATGGCCAAATTCAGTTCCTCTTGACTCACTCATATCCCTATCCTTCCGCTTGTCCTTGGTATATATAATTCTTTGTCTCTTCATCAAGCTGATAAAAGTATATCAGGTCAGTACCATTCTCCATGTGTTGTACCAACTCGATAGTATCTAGCGCCCAGAATACAGGCGGCACATGCGCCCCATCCTTGGGGCCATAAATAAACGTTGGGTTAGCGGCCACGTTGCACCGACATAATGTCATCAACAGTAATCAGGAACCCCTTGCTTGGGTTTGGTTCCTTCTCATTGCTAATGGGTCTGCCGTAACGGTTAATTGCTTCTTTCAAATCATCTGTGGTGGCAATGATAACCAGCTGTTCAAGCACGAATGCCCAGCGGTCTGCCTTAGTCTTCATCAAGCCTGACTCAACCCAGTTGTGCGTAGCTCGTGAGTAGAATGCAGTCTCAATGTAGATGTTACCGGTCTGCACCCAGCGCCTATCGCGCTTTACTTCTACGGTCAGCCCGCCAGTGAGGATGTCATTGACGAGCTGCTCGCCCTCGTGCCCATACGAAAAGTCTAAGTCAAAGTCTGACATCTCCGGTGTCATTTGTTCTCCTGCACCACGGTAATCGTTATCTTGCCACCGGTAGCGGTGTCATATTTGCTGGCTGTTTGAATAGCTTTTGTGACTATCTTCTTGGCTTTGGCCAAGTCATCAACCATGACGCCATTGGTCAGGGCATCCATGGCACCGAGAGCAAACTGCTCGCCACTGCCTGCTACATATAGGTTGTTATTGGTACGCTCCCACGAGTAGTCCTCATCGATGCGGTACACCTCACCCTTGATAACGACAATCCAGATGTTGTCATTCTCTACAGCTGAGTCACCCTTATTAACTTCATACCCAGCCTCGTTAAAAGTACGGCGTATTGCAGGAATAAGCTGGCGAGTGACATACTTGTCAATGTCCTTAGTGTTAATCACTGGTGGTACGAAGTCATGTTGCAGCAGGTTAATACCTCGTACCGCACCAGCACCGGCAAAAACTAGATTGCTATTCTTAAATACTTTACCGCCTGGTATGTTGATGGCAAAGCCATCCTCGCCGGAGGATTGCGAATCAGCCCCGACTACTACCCAGTCAGGGCCTTGAATCGCTGCGATGGTTGTCACGCCGCTATCCTCTCGGTAAACCAATCCTTGCCAAGCTGTAAGTATACATCATTGGTGTCCATATTGTCGGGAAGGTGGACTATTTCCGCTTTGTCCAAATCTTCTTTGATTCGCTTGGCCAGCTCTTGGCCAGGGTTTCTTCCATCTTCCTTGACGTCGTTGTCCGCAAATATAAGGATGCGAGAATACGATTCAAAGAGTTTAGGAAACCACGGTTTCCATTGGCTGACTCCAGCAACTCCAACCGCAGGTATTCCCACGATACCCGATGCCACAATAGTGTCAATCTCGCCCTCGCAAATGGCAATCGTATCGCTAGGCTTATGCAAATCAAGTACGTTATATAGCCCAATCTTTTGACCGGTAGGCCAGAGGTACTTTGGAGTTGATTCATCTACGCTCCTGAACTTAATACCTACAACACCAGCTGGTGTGAGGTAGGGGATGGACAATCTATTGACGGCATGCTCATGTCCGGCACTAGGCTCCACGACGCTTCCAAGAAGGAACGTATGCGCGACTTCCTGTGTTATGCCTCGTGCCGCTAGGTAAGAGGCTGCCTGTGGCGTTAGACTGGTGGCGTATTTGTTTGCTGCGTCCGTGAGCAATGCTCTCTGCTTTTCGTTTAGCATCTTTGAAATCTAGCCCTTCTTTAGCTTGCACTAATGTGTATACATCTCCGAGTACCTGACAGACCAGGCAATTGTATGCCTGATTGTCGAGGTTATATGCTGCGCTAGCCATGGTGTCATCATGGATAACGCACTTGCATGGTATCCAGCCATGTCTGTCCAGCACATTGACGCCGTAATGTTCTAATACGGCGGCAAGGTCAGGCTTCGATACCACCAGTTACCTTCAACCACTGGTTTAAGTCTTGGATAACCCACGACTGGTCTAGCCCCGCCATGCGGCGCTTGACGATGACATAGGCTGGTGGCGTAACATCTAAGTTACGCGCCTTGGCATAGTTAAATGCCTCGGTAGTAGCTTCACGCCAGAACTGTGGCAAGTCCATCTTGGCTGTTGCCTTCAGCTCAAAGATGTACGGCGCACCTGCAACGATACATACGATGTCGCCTTCGTCATCCTTGCCTGCTAGGCGTAGACGCTCAGCTGGTAATCCTTTACCACGAAGGAACTTGAGAATACCAACTTCAAAACTACTGCCTTTGCGCTTACCGTATGTACTCATAGTCCTAGTATCTCACAGATGTCATAAGCATTGTGCTTGAGCAGATATTTTTTTGCAAAAAATTTTTCCTCGTCAGTGTTGGTGGTGTCCCAAGAATTGAGGCTACCGACCTTTCCTGAAAAATAGTCTACGCCCTCTTTGAAACTCACTGCACTGTCCTCCAACTCTCGGCTATGTGCTGTGCGGCACGGTCTGAATAGATACTCATGCGGCTAGCATCTGCCCACAGCGTGACAAACTTATCGCCGGTGGCTGAGTGCTTAGCAAAGCGGTTCTTGACTGCGGCCACACGAAACTCTCCGGACCATGGCACAAGTGCAACGGTAAGAATCATCTCAGGCAACTGGCTAATCTTGCCTTGGATAGCCTTGCGGCTAGGTGGCAGGTCAGGCTTGCCTTCATTCTCAGAGGTGTGGTGAAGCAGCATCACAGCTGCATCTGTCTCACGAGCAATATGGTGCATGGCTTTGGCAATCTCACGAAGGCCAGACCATTCATCATTATGCATGGAGACAACGTTCATCGCATTGTCAACGATAATCATGTGTGGGTACTGACCATAAGCCTCACCGTATGCACGAATGGCTAGGTCAACCTCATCAAGTGTAGGTGATGGAGCGAAGTCAAACTGCAAGTGGTCAATGCTTGACAGCTCCGATGCGTAGAATTCTCTACCCTCACCGGTTGCAAATGCTTCTTCAACAGCTGCAACCTGATGTCCAGTAATCATCGCTGCTGCGCGGATAGACGTTGTGTATGCGTCAGTATCTGCGGATATGTACAGCGTTGGCACCTTCATCTGTACTGCCATCCAGAGAGCGATTAAAGACTTGCCGGCATTTGGTTGTCCGGCAATCATGGTTAATTGTCCCCTGCGGAACCTGATTCCCTCACTAGCTAGCGAAGGAAACAGGTCCGGCAGTAGTTGATAATCACTAGTGCTTTTCGCTGCCGCTTGTGAAAGTGACAGCATCTAATGACTATCGGATGAACTTAGGAGCGCACTGGTCAGGAGTGCCCTTTGGTGATGGGCAGAACCAACCCTTCCATGTCTTTGCATCGCCTGGCTTTGACTCACGGTAGGTGAGCTTGCCGTGCTTGCAATGGCCTTCTTCGATAACCGCTGACGGAGCGGATGGTGCTTGTGCTACTGGTGTTGCACCCAAGCCAGCAACTGCGTTGCGGACACCACTGGCGTTAGCCAATGAGCCAGAGACAGCGCCGATGAGAGCGGCTGTATCTTGGAT